TTACCGGTTTTGGATGACTTTCAGCATTTAGCTGTCATCGTTAAGTGTTATCATTAGTCGGCAGTATTTTTCTAAATATTCTTTTTCTTCTTCCAGATCTGATCTGGGCTTGGAAGCTTGTATAGAAAATAGGACCAAAACACAAAACACAAAATAAGGGTTCCAAAGAGTAGTGGACTAACTTCATTTATGTTGACAGTTCCACTATCTTTGTTTTCTACTTTGGTTTCTGAAGTGTCTTGGCGTACCGTACCCGTGTTATCCCCTGCCACTGACAGGGTAGTCTCGGTCTCCTGTGTCAGACCAACTGTCTGGTTGTTCTCCTGGCCCAACTGGGTATTCGCCGCTATATTCGGGCCGCCTCCCGTTAGGAGACTCACTGGATTGAGGCCGCTGCATCCCTGAGCCAGACTTACCCCACCAATCAAGACCAAAAGAAAGAGCAAGGACCGAATACGTTGGCCAAGTGATTGCTTTGATAAGCTCATTGTCTACTCCTGTGTAGAAGGTGGTGGCAAAGAAAAGAAAAACAGCAACAGCCATTTCCCTCTTCCAAGTTTTTTTCTTTAGTGTCTCATTCATGGATACGCTTCTCTAAATAGCTCAAAGTGTGGCCCATCAGGGAAGGTACCCGGATAAGCTTTAGCCAGAGCCTTACCAGAGTCATTCCAGAGGCGAGTGTCTCCAATACGCCAGTTACCACCCCATCGGATAGCAACGTTGTGTTCCTTAGCAGCAGCAATGACAGCGTCTGCGATAGGGTAGTACTGGTCCCAGTCTTCTACGTTAGGAATACCATCACCATCTACATCACCACTAAATGGGTAAGGTAGCAAGTCAACAGCATGTCCTGTAATGTGTCGTGAGTTCATTGTCTGGGACTTGCCTTTGTTAAACAACATTTGTTGTCGTGCTACAGTGCGAAGACCCTCAACAACTGAGAAGTCTTGCCCAGAATTCATAATAGCGGTCATCATAACCTTTACTAGGTCTGGATGAACACCTTTTAATTTAGCTTTACTTGAATTTCCAAATACATAGCTCATTTTATTTTCCTTTAATTATGGATACAAGGGCCAATCAAGGTCCTTTGCTCTCTTTACGTTTACTAAATCACTATCTGGTATTTTTGACATGTCCCTTAACAATTTCCTGTAAGCCTTCCATTCTTCAACTTTTTCAGCACTAAGGCTAGTATCAGCTAGTTGTGTCCAGTCAGATTTAACAAGTCCAGCAAAACTGGTTTCCTTTATTTCTCGCTTAACTGTTTTAAGAGTTTCTTCGGGGAAGTCTGTGTCCAGTATAGGTAATACTTTACCATTAACCACTTTTGAATTGAAAATGTCTATTTCTTCTGATACAAACATAGCGGAAGTGTTTTCATCTTCGTAAGGGCTTAGGTCGTTAACGTGGGGGTTGAAGGAGACCGATTTAACACGACCTCCTTCTTTATTGTAAGTAATAAAACTACTCATCTTTTAGCTCCTAAAATAGCAAGTGTACCGTTTCCAAGAGTTATACCTGAGTTTAAACCCTTCCACCATATACCAACTCTGTGGGTACCTGCTGCGTAGGGTGCAGAGCTTGCCCAAGTTAAGTTTGGCATGTCGTTAATGGCATCACCACCTCTCGCCATTACAGTTACACCTTTAACCCGTAGTTCAATAAGATGGTTCACAGCGCCACTCGAATAACCTTGAGCGCCACTCCACTGTACATAAATTTGGCCGGGGTAGTCCAAGGTCAAACTCAACCACTGAACCTCCGTCATTGTATTATTGCCTTGAAGGTTAATATTTGATGTTTGTGCTAGGGGTACTGTAACAGCATTACCTTGAATTTTCAAAGTTTCAATGTCAGCGTCTTTGATAACAGCCTTTTTAATATAAGTTGTGTTGCCACTAACTTGGAAAGGTGAAGTGTAGTTAACAGAATCAACACTACTGCCAACCCTAAAGTTGTCTGCGTTTATAAGAAATTCTGAAACAACATTATTGTCTACAAGGTCTGATATTAGACCAAAACCTGAAATATGCCCGTTGTTATCAATTTCAACACCGTGGACAGCCTTTACACCATTTATGGAGCTTGTCTGCGTTGTTATATTTGTGGTGTTAGTACCTACAGTGGTGCTTAAGCTAGTAATGTCTGAAGCTTGGGCGGTAATATCACCTTCTGAATCTGTCACTCTTGTAATTAAACCTGAAATACTTGTGGAGTTGGAGTCCAAGTTTGAATTGGTTGTAACCAGAGCTGTTTCGAGAGTGGAAATATCAAATTTCATATCTGCGCTAAAAGTTTCAAAAGAAGTTTGAGCTTCAACTTCAAAAGAGGCCCAATCAGCAGCCGCCAGCGGTGTGCCAGACAGTGGTGTAGTCATTTCATCAATGAAACCATCCCAAGAAACAGCATCGATCCAAATATACAAAGCAGAATCAGCGCTTAGGGGTTCTAGTGTAAAGTCAGGTTGTTTTGCTACATGAAGCCATTGGTTAGGTTTTGTATTGGTTTCAGAATAGTAAACCCTAAACTCTTCAATGAGGTTCATGGTTGGTTCGTTCCAAGCAACCTTCAGCCCATAAATAAAGGGAGTTACTGTATACTGCCTATTGTTAACATCTACTATATCAAAGTTGTTTACATAGACATCAACTCCCGGTCCAATGTCTCCCTCATCATCCTCAACACGGACCCTAAAGTAACGAAACTCACCGGAAGAAAACTCTACTGGAACTGGAAAGTTTTCTCTGGAAGTTGTTCCGAGTTTTGTGTACCTTTCCCCTTCCCAAAAATTATTGTCCACAGTAGTTTCAATATGATACCTTGAAACCTTAGTGTTAGCAGGTGGACTCCAAGAGAGGTATCCATTGCTAGGTGTAGTCGAGCTTGGAAGGTTCCCCTTGGTATACGCTAATTGGGATATTTTGTAAATTGCTTCACTATAGGAAACTCCAGGATAAATACTGTTAAGAGACTTATCTGAGTAAGTTAAGTTAGTAAAGCTGAACTGGGCTGCAGTAATATTAACGTTAAGCTCAGCAGTAAAACTAACAGTTTCAACGCGAAATACCTCCTCTGTAATACCAAAGACTTCTGAACTCAACTTGAACAAGTCACCGGACTCAAGGACAATTGCAGTCCTGTCAAGAACTAGTGTGATAATCCTTTGGTTCTGGGAAGAACCGGATCCCACAACTGAGACTTCATCCCCTGAGTAGAGACGAGAGGCCCTAACAATGTTTTCAGCTTTTGCAATAGCAGCCCAACGATTAGAGCAACCCGGTAAAAATATGTTAGTTTCAGATATTTTTCCACCATCTTCAGACAACATTTTAAGGTTGTTAGCATCAAGGTATTCCGGCCAACTAACTGAGTTTTGGGAAAAGTTCAGTTCTTCATCTTTAAACTTAACTATTGCTCTGTTATATCTTTCGCTAGTTCCGGGATACTGGGAGGAAAGTTGATCATCGACAATATTGGAGTCAGTAAAAGTTTTAGAAATTATTGATTCTTGTTCTGCAAGTGTAGTAGGGTACTCAAGTACAAGCCTGTACCTTCCATTAGAGTAAATAAGCTCTGCTTCATTCATTGTTTCAAGGATTAACTCAATGTTGTCCCTAAAATTACGCTCAGTATCAAGAGTCATGTGGCATTCGTAAAGCTTGACTTGACGGGTTGCAGAGTTAGAAGGGTACCAAAATCCGCCGCCAAAAATCCATACACCATCTTCGTCTAGTACGTAGGCCGCATAGTTTTCTACAAGATCCGGTGAGTCATCAGCAACCATTTGATCAAGGTCGCTAAGACTTTGCACCGTGACATCAACAGGAGGCACGTTGTTAATTAAACCCTTCATCGTAGTCAGAGTTTCGATAACTGTACCTGCTATTTGAGCTGACCTCTGAAAGGCGTCAATATCAATAAATTCTGTGCTTGGAGCTACATCATTATCCCATTGCTCGGAAGTTAGTCCACCTAGACCTACACCCCCAAGACTTTTTGGTCTTAGTAGGTAGTCCATAAGAACCAAAGCACTGTTATCAGAGTAAGTTTTTACATCAAGTTCTTTGTTATTAGAGGAATTAATTCGGATGTGCCAAACACGGCTTCCAAGAACATAGGCAGATAAGGTTGGAACACCACTATAGTTTGGGCTATCCCTGTTTAGTTTAAATGCACCTGCTAACCATGCACAGTTTGTAAATTTATTCGTTGATGGAAAACCATTTACGGTAGACATTGGATTTGCAGTGCCACCTGAAACACTTGAGTCGATCCTATGATCAAACTTGGCTCCTTTGTTCCAAGGCTCACCATTAACCTCTACAGTCTCGATACTTTGGATACCCCCAAAACATAGTGCCTGTTCTAACAGCAGGTATTCTCTCTTGCTACCTCCCCTTACTCCGGGTTGGTCTGGCGGGTTTTGGTCCTTTACAAAGTCAACCTGTTCACCGTCAAACCTACCCCCACTCACCACATAAGAGGTCTCAGGGGTGGGCGCTGTGTATGAAGGGGAATAGACTCCTACATCCCAACTTGTGGTAGGGAAAACCTTAGTTTGGAAACCTTGTCCTGTAGCGGAGGGTAGCGCAATACTATTTCTAGTTATTGGCATAGTTCTCACACCCCCCACCTTTTGCCTACCATAAACGATAGGCAGGTGGATAGGTTCACCATCAACGGGTATATCAAAACCTTTTAGTTTGTCTTGTTCAGCTTCCAGCTTTTTCTGGCGGCTCCTTTGGTACAATATGCTAATTAGTGTCATAGCAAGATTAATTACAACTGCGTTAGTAGCAAGAAATGCACTAACTATTGCAAATAGTGTCATAGCGGCCATTAGCTTCTCCCCCACTTCAATGATAGAGAATAGCTATCCTCTGTTACTTTATCAAAACTTGTATCGTTTGGAGAGTACACCTCCATACCCACACTTGTTGTGTACAGCGTACCAATAGCATCTAAGTTAGACAGAGGCGCTGTACACTCAACACTAAAAAGAATTTCATCTTCGCTAATATTTTCGTCAACTTTACTCACAAAACCCCTGTAAAGAGGTAGCGTGTCATCTATATTAGTCAACGGTACGTCGTTCACTAGAAAGATTAAACTAATTTGTACGGGCTTAAACGTGATACCTTGATTAATCTCTGATCTCATGTCACTGTCTAAGGCCGACAAAGTAAAATTGAACAGCTCCCTGTTAACTACGCTGTTGTACATTAGGGGGTCAATACCTACCATAGGTTGATTTGAAGTATAAACTTGGCCGTTTACAGTTACATCCCTACCAAGATCAGTAAAATGATAGGTTTGGTTCCATTCAAGAGTTACTAAAACAGCGACTCCTAATTTCTTTTCAAGGAGGGTGGATTCTAAATTTCCTGAGTTAGGTCTCATACTGCCTCCAATAGCTCTAGGCTGTTAATTCCTGACAAAATGCCATCCATGTAATTAATACCTCTCATGTTTGAGTCGTTAACATAGTGATGATAAGTGACATCATCATAAAACTTAACCGGGGTACCGGAAGGCACAGTCTTCCTCAAAGAGGGATAGATTGTAATTGTACGATAACTACTACCCTGATCGAAATCAGTTTGTTGTGTTACTGTGTAAACCTTGGTATGATTTTGAAATTGGACAAAGGCACCTGCCCCTACAGAAGAAGCAGGATCGGAAAGGTAGTTTTTGAGAACTAGCACAGAGGTTTCTCCAGTAACAAGGTTGCCTACTACTTCTACACCATTAGTATCAGGTTTGTTAGCACCCACAACATTTGCCCCAATAAGGGTTGGCATAACCATACTTGTTTCAATGGAAAAACCCTCTGTCATTGCTAGAAACAGATTAGCATCATTTTCATTAGTCATTAACCCAAATGACATATCCCAACGCTGTGCTGGGTGAGTAAGCCTATCAATACTTTTGTCTAGTTTTTCTACTGTCCAAACTGTTTGGTTTGAGCGAATAGTCAGGGGAGCTAGGATAGGGATACCCCTCCATAGATACGTTTTAGAATTTGCCATTAGATTATACTCCTTTAATACAATTTTCTACTGTTTTATTTATTTGTCTCTATACTTTTTCTCTAATATAGAGCTTAACTAAGTCTGCAACAATATCAGACCGAACGATGTCATTAACACCAAACTCAATGACGGGCAGCTCAATGTCTGAACGACCAACTATCTCAGTAAATCTAAGCAAATCTTCACCCTTTTTGACATCAGATTGAGCAGGATCTCCCATTAAGACTAGCTTGGAATTTTCTCCAAGTCTTGTGGTGATTGCTTTAATTTCGTCTAGTGTCAAGTTTTGTGACTCATCCACGAGCACAATAGAGTTAGAGAAGGATCGGCCTCGAATAGTTTCAATAGGTTGGATCTCAATGAGTTCTTTTTCCATCATATAGCTGTACTTGTTTTGGCCAAGAGCTTTCTTTAAAACTTCCAACATAGGAAGTAGCCAAGGTGTCATCTTTTCTTTGATGTCTCCGGGGAAGTGACCTAGAGATTTACCTGTTGGTACGTTAGCCCGTGTAAGAATAATCTTACTATGTTTTCCTTGTAGGTATAACATAGCAGCAGTACCCGCACTACAGTAAGTCTTACCCGTACCCGCGCAACCAATTGTTACGGTGATAGGGTAAGACTTAATAGCATTAATCAAGTCTTCCTGTTTCCGGTTCTTAGGTAGAACAGTAAACTTATTCTCTGGCAAGCGATGTTCTGCTTTTTCTTGGTAACGTGACTTAGCTCTTTTTTTCATAAGTAAGTGATTCCTTGTTTATTTGTTTAAAACCCTTTAGCCAATGCAGCGGCAGCCGTTGGACACTCAGGCCAGTTTACATTGTCTGTGATAACTTTTGTCGTGTCAGAAGCCAACCCGCGCCAAGTGCCACGCATTTGGACAACCCAAAACAGTGCTTGTTTCCATGAGTCTAGTTGGTCCGCTGGCATAAGCCCAGCACTTGCCATAGAAGCCATATTCATTTGCGCTGTTTCGTCTGCGATTGCGTAGATGCGGCGTGAGCATTCTTGTGCTGCTTCGGTCATGCGTTCTTCAACAGTTAACTCAGGGGGTGCAGCAGGGAGGTTGTCAACAACAGCCCAACCATTACCTGCCCAAGCCGCATATTGCCCGCTCGAAAGCGGAGGCACAGGATAACGTGTCCAGCCGCGCTTAATGCCTGCGTTTTCTGCGACTTCTTTAGTGGCTCCTGTCCAGTAACCATCAGTTCCTATTTGGTATATATTTATCATCATATTCACACCTTTGCTTTAATATATGTGTCTGCGCCCGTTGTCGTCACGTCTGGTAGGACAAACTCGGTATCCGCGTCGATACCACTAATTCCATCGTAGACCATAATATAAGGGCTGTTTCCTGCCGCTATGGCTAAGTACCGCCCATCAGGGGACCATTCACCACCTCGCGCCCCGCCTGCTGGCAACGTGGAGGGGTTAGATATTTTAACGGGTGCTCCTGTATCCCAATTATAGATTGTAACGAAAGGTGTAATAAAGCTGCCAACCGACATATGCC